CATACCCATACTCTAATAATATGAGAATCTCGGACTTTGTATTCTAGTAGACCTCGAATATTGATGGGTTTCCGATGTAATTCAAAGCAGCATACCTCACGGCATCAATAGCGTGATTATTCTTATCAATCGGCTCATTAAGAGAATTGCCGCTCTTATCTTCCCTCCAACGATATGATCTAAGTTCATTTATTAGATTTAGTGAAGTCTTGGTTACCATTAATTTATATCTGTGCAGGGTGTCTATTGAATTCCTAATTGAATCCGGCCCCTTCTCTGCTGCCTCAATATTACCGGACCACATTCTCCTTATTTCCTCAATACTCTTAGGCTCTGCTGAATCAGCCACAATAGGACCCGTGACCCCGTATTCAACCAACTTAGAAACTATGTCCGGATTGGTTAAGCCTCGCTCATAAACAAGCTCATCCAGCCAGAGCATGCCATCGTGTTTGAAGACTTGGATTAAGGCAGTAGGGTCATTGGTGAATCCAAAGTCCATTGCATAACAAAGGGTGTTGGCATGCTCTGGTATCTCATCGCATATCTGCCAATTACTAAAGACAACCCCTTGAAGATTGCCGATGTTGCCTAGCCCGTATACTTGCCACTTGTTAGCCCAATAGGCATCCTTAATACTGCCGTCTTCGTTATAACCTTGATTGTAATAATTTAAAATATTCTCCCGCTCCCTATCAGGAAGTAACTCATTGTCTTTAAAAGTTAACTGAAGGAAGTCTGAATCCGGTCTTGGTATTACATCGGTATCAATGTAAAACTCAGCATCGGGATTGTAATCAGCATAGATATTATCAGCACGGGATGCCACCTGGACATAAGATTCCCTATTGCATTTATTAACCTCGTTAAAATAGGCCACATGTGACCTCAGACCCTTTCCGACATCTTCCTTATCTAATCCTATGAATTTAATGAAGGACCCGTTAGGGAACTTGTAAAGGGTCTCAGCGAGGAAGCTGCTTTGTTGAAATATCCCTATCTCTCGCATGATCTTAACAAAGTCTTTTATGACTGTCAATCTCATCTTAGTTAATTCCTCTGATAAAACAAGTATCTCCCTATTAGGGATTCTGGAAGCGTGATTGATTAATAGAATCAGAATTGAGATGGTCTTGCCGGAACCCTGGCCCCCTCGGATAATCTTAATCGGCTTTTTAAGACCTACTATCTTTCGAAGTGCCGTTGTTTGCTGAATCATTTGAATCCAATGGGTCCACGTTTAAGATACTTACATTCAAGCTTCCGTTTGCATTAAGGTCTAATTCAGCTTTTGGAGTGCCGTGAACTCTACTGATTAAAGTTTCTAAAGAATACAGGGAGCCACGCTCTAAAGATTTACGCATGGCATTGGCAATGGTCCTTTCTAAAATAGTGGACATTTCGTTTTTATAGATGTCTGCTAACTCATCCAAAGTCATAGCCATCATGTTCTCAATGGTCTGATTGATGTCCTGCTTATTGTATCCCATGTCCTTAAGCTGGCAGACAAACTTACGGGGTCTTCCTGCAGGGTTTCCGGATTGCCCTTTCTTATAAGGTATCAAATTCTTATATCCTTCTTCACTTGGCATAGTCTACTCCGTTTCTTTTAATCTTAATCGATGGGTCAAGCTTGAGCATTCGGTCAATTATTACCTGGCAATACTTAGGGTCAAGTTCCATCCCGTAGCATTTACGCTTTAGTTGGTGAGAGGCTATCATCGTTGAACCAGAACCAAGAAATAAATCTAATATTAATTCATTCAAATTAGTTGAATTATTTATTCCTCTTTCGCATATTTCTAATGGTTTTTGTGTTGGATGTTGCATTTGCAAACCTTTCATTCGATTAACTTGCCAGACCCCGTTTTGCCTTTCGTGCAATTCACGTCTTCCAATCATTCCAAATATTGACCATTCACTATCCCCATAAGAACCTTTTAAATCTCCTAATCCTGGTCCACCCTTATCCCAAACAATAACGCTTTTTATTTTACCTATATTTTCACAAACCTGTTTAAAATCATTAAAGCAATCCCATCTGCACCAGATGTAAAAATGCCTATTGTTATTTAAAAATAAAGGAATTAAATTTAAAGCGTCTATTCCAACATTTGTATTTTCATCATTTAATATTTGAGTATCAGTTCGTTTTATTTTAACATCACTTTTTTTACTATCCCAAGCATTACTTTCATAAGCCATTCCATAAGGCGGGTCAGTAAATACCATGTCAGCCTTCTGTCCATTCATTAACTTTGCGACTGAATCTGAATCAGTACTATCCCCACATAACAACCGATGCTCCCCGATTTCAAATAGATCACCTAAAACAATATCCGTTTCAATTCCACCCTCCGGAACGGCAAAGTCATCTTCTTCCGCTTCTAATTCTTTTACGGCAAAGTCAGGGATATCAAGTCCCCATGCATCAAGTTCTAATTCATCCCATTGATTGGCAAGCATATCCCAATCCCACTCCCCTCCGCTGACATTATCTTTGATTAAAAATTCCCTTTGTTTTTCCTCTGAAAGGCCACTTGCTTTTATAATAGGTACTTCCTTCAACCCAGCTTCTTTGCATGCCTTAAATCGCATGTTACCCCCCAAAATAACCATATCATCATTGACAACGATTGGTCTGATTTCAAGCATCTCTGGAAAGTCTTTTATTGACTGAACGAGCTTAGTAAATTTATCATCCTTAATCAAACGGGGGTTGTTTGGATTAAGCTTTATTTTACCGATTGATATTACTTCTATTTTATTAGTCATTGCTTCCAGAAGGATTGATATTCGTATTCCATTAATTAGCCTTGCTTAATATTGTTGGCTTTGGCTTGCTTGCTTTATTGTGTTCAAAGACTGCCTTCTTAAGGTCCTTCATCTCAAGTGAGTTTAATCGCTCAGCATTGTGAGTTTCAAAGGAGACTTCTGAATCTTCCGGCATGGCAACAACCAAGACGTGATATTCATTGTTCACCCCTGCTGAGATAAGTTTCCCTAGTTCTTTATTGTAATTCGGTGTCCGAACTACGAGTATTGGTTTGGCCATGTTATTTCTTTTTAAGTTGAGCTTTGGTCCATACTAACATATCAAGTACACATTCTTTGCATCCATAGATATTGACCGTTGGATTGGCTTTAAGGAATGGAGCGATAAGTGGCTGGAAGATGTCGTTGCTTACTTCAAGCTTGGGTGTCTGCCCGTTAACGTGTTGATTGACCCAAAAGTCAAATTCTTCTTTGTTTGCTGTGTAATGGTCTAGGTTGTTCATTTTGCTATTTCTTTTTTTATGTATTCTCTTGCTTCGTTGTATACATCGGTGATGTACTTTCTGTTTATTCCTGTCTGTTTGCTGATTCGATAGATATTAGAATCTTGTACTGCTAGGAATGTTTTAATCTTTAGGAATGAACTTGCTCCGGCATGATCTGAGACGGGTTCTGTTAATGCCTTATCAAATAATACGAGAGCTTTGTCATAATTGACTTTCATTTCTAATTCGTATAGTTCAATCTCAAAGTAGTTAAGTTCATTAGAATCCTGCAGGTTGCTATCTTCATTGCTGTAGGAATTGAATTCAAATAGCGGTGAAGTGTGTCCGTTCTTATTTTTCTTGGCTCTCTTTCTGTCTTGGTATAGTGAGCGGATGATAATGTTTCCTATTGAGCGGAGCTTACCGAGTTCGTGATACTTTTCTATTGTTTCTGGCTTAACTCTGAGAAAGCAAAGGTATGTTTCCTGCAGTAGGTCCTCCCAGAGATAGCGGTCTTTAAAGGAGTAGCGACATACTTTCTTGTAATATTCATGGTTCTCAAGAAAGTGAGCATCAACTATCTCTTTCATGGAAAGTAAAATTATGCAATTTGTTATTCATTTGCAACTTTAATTGTGATATTTTGTTAAATAGCAAGAGAATAGTTGCTGAGAATGTGGTATTTATCAAAAATTAGCTGTTAAAAACTATTTTTAGTTAATTTTTAAAAAGACTTGGTTTTTAGCTTTGAATGTGTTTACTTTGTGTCACAATTAAATCACAATCTAAACATAAACCTTTAAAAACTAAAAAAATGGAAAAAAAACAAAATGTAGAATTATTACTTGCTCCAACTGAGTTTAAAGAATTAATGAGAGTTTACCAATCTGATTTAATTGAGAATGCAATCGTTTGTTATTATCCAGAAACTAATGACTTTAGTGCGCATCTTGAAGTTAAAATACAAAATGTATCATTAAGAATGCGCTCCTACAATATTACTGAGGATGAATATAAAATCGCATTATTTAATGGTTTTAAAAAAATATAAATATCAGTCAATAAAAAGAACTAATAAAATGCAAACACCTCAAACACTAATTAAGAAATGGAAAGACATCAAGGAGTACGGTGATCTAGTAACCTTGACGGAGCTGACGAAATTAAAAAGTCAGACATTGAGCCGGATTCTGTATGGGAAACAGGAAACTAGCAGTAAGAACATTCTTATCATTAAGGAGTTTCTGAACAAAAAAGCGGCTGCAATTAAAAAAGCTAACTCTGAAGACCAAGACTAATGCTTTATCCCATAATGGTCATAAGTTTAACAATAGCCAT